AACACGTTTGGGATGTCACAGGCGGCGGACAATATGTATATAACTTTAGTTTTCCTATCCGTTATCCAGAAAAAACTGACATTGACATAAGAGTTCTACCACGCGACAACAACCGTAGCACCACAGCTTGTTTTGATATGCTATTAGTTGATGACGAACCAGATTATCCTGATTCCTACGGCGCATAAAGATTAACCCCCCGCCTAGAAACTAAACGAGGGGCTACTTGTGTATTTTTACTTTATGACAGGGCTATGCCCTCAATATACTAGTTGTTTTTATATACTATTATTTATTTTGGTTAACAAACTTATAGAACTTCTCAGCCGCTTCTAAGACTGTTTCTGTTCCTGGTAGTACAGGCATCTCAACCTTTGTCACAACTTCGTCGTGTTCCTTCTTAATTGAAGTTTCGAACTGACCCCATTTAGCATAATAATCTTGCCAAACGTTATCTTTAGCCATTTCTAAGATTTTTGTACGGATTTCGTAACCATTCTTATTTGTTTTTACTTGTGGAATTGCGGACTTCATTGCATCTGCAAATTGTTCCATTGGGTTTTTTACATCACTCATTTTATTCTCCTTGTGTGTGTTTGTGTGTATGTGCTATTAATATAGCAGAGTATTTACCTGTTGTCAACCAGAAACATATACAGTTTCATCTTTAAACCTAGCGTAAAGGTTTTTTTGATGATGTATTCTTCCTAACAGGTCTTGTATTTCGTGCATCTCCTGTTTCAATTGAGGAGACGTTTCACCTTGTGCTATTGCAAGTCCTCTGCGTCCAGCTTTAGCTCTAAGTGCTTGCTCTATTACTTCTATATCCCTAATAGATAATTCGAACTTTGTGTTTGGTTTCATTACTTCACCTTAAGATTTGTAGGAGAATATTGTTCTCCGTTGTATTTACTTCCTGAACCATCTACTCCAAAGGAACATGAAGCAACGATCAATAAGAAACTGATCGCCGCATAAGTTGTTCTTTTAGTCCAAAGCATGAAGTTACCAAACGCTACCTCTGCTTGTTTTTGCGCTTCGGACCTAACGCTGTCAGCCATTCAGCCAATCAGCCTCGTCATTAGTGTAAGGCCACATTAGAATGCACCTCCCCAGAACAATCCATTAACAATTAGAAAGCCTGATAAGAAACTCATTAAACCTAAAAACCACAATGAACCTATGATAAACTCTTTTAATGTATAATTCATCTTGCGTCCTTTCCAAGCATAAGATTTTTTGCTTCTTGATGATAACCTTGTCTTGAAAGTTCTGCGGCCGCTCTAGCTCTTCCTGCAGATTCGCCCATTGCGATTAAACCTACAAACATTGTAACTAAAAGTTTTCTTAGTATTTCACAAGTCTTGCATGTTAGATTATAAAAACTTGCACCTGTAATAGTAGTCATTACACCCATCCTTTCAAATTGCTATTGACATTTCCCATGTCGATGTGATTGAGTCTTTTTTGTCTACGTTCTAACTCAACCAAGTCACTAGACTTTGAAAGCCATTCGTGTTCTCGTTCTTCTCTTGTCATAGGACGGATCTTGTCCCATATCTTTTTTAGTATTGTCATTGTGTTACTCCGTATGTGTATCTTGGCGGTTTGCCATTGTGTGTTACTAGATGATCGTATGCATACTGCCAATCATATTTGTATTCTGTCTTTGCAAAGGTCATCATGTCCTGTTCAAATTTACTTTGACTCATGAAAAACCCAGACAAAGCTCGCAAGAATCTTGCCATGTCGTGTTCTCCTAAATTTTTTACATGATGCTTGAGGAAAGCAATACCCCGGTCTCTTCCGGCGTCACCACGGTACCTAAGAAATGTACCACTTGTAAGGCATGGGATATGCCACGGTCTGTTCCCAGTCGCCAATCATTTTTTCTGAGCTGATGCCGCTCTTGGTAAAGTTTTAACTAGGGAAGTCGCTTGCTTTACCAACTATATTTATATAATAGTACAGTATTACTTACGTTTTTCCTAGTGCTATTATTGCATTGCCGTCATGCAAAATTTGCAGAGCTTTTCTTTATTGACAAAATAATTAAAAGATTGTATAAGTATTGTTGGACATGAGGTCCTAGCCAAGCAACGTCGAGCTTGGTCTTAATATGTGAGCGCCGTGGTAAAGACGGCAAGCAGAGGAGATAAAAAATGGACGCACTCACCCTATGGATGGCTGTAGGATTCCTTTTCGCAGGATATGCAGTTATCGCAAACGATTCCGTACAAACATTAGGTACTTGGATCGCATCAAACAATGAACGTTTCAATTGGAAAGTTATGTGGGGAGCGGCTAGTGCCGTTCTACTGTATACACTTTGGTATGGTTGGTACACTAACGGTGGCGACATCAGTTATGGACGACTAAACAAAATACCGTTCCAAGAGATACAATGGTACCATGCTATGGCACCAGGACTACTATTAATACTTACAAGGATAGGAGTACCAGTTAGTACTTCTTTTTTAGTATTAAGTGCATTTGCTAGTACATTTGTGCTAGAGAAGATGCTTGTTAAAAGCATGATGGGTTATGCAGTGGCGGCAGTCGCGGCATATGTTATTTGGATAGGAGTTACTAAACTCTTAGACGAAGCAAAGCCTGTCAAAGAAGAACATAAACGATGGTGGAGGATAGGACAGTGGGTAACCACAGGCTTCCTATGGTTCACTTGGTTAAGCCACGACATGGCAAACATTGCTGTGTTCCTACCTAGAGAGATACCTTGGGATCTAATGATAATGATTTCACTTGTGTTTGTCTTAGGCTTAGGCTTTATGTTTAGAGAAGGCGGAGGAAAGATTCAAAACATTGTTATTGAAAAGCACAACACAAGATATGTTCGTAGTGCGACAATTATTGATGCGGTATACTTTCTTATACTTTGGTTCTTCAAAGAACTAAACGACATACCAATGAGTACAACATGGGTGTTCGTAGGTTTACTTTGTGGACGTGAACTTGCTATGGCTACTATGACAGGCAAAGAAAAGTTCAAAACAGTATTTCCGTTGGTTACCAAAGACTTCATCAAAATGATGATTGGACTAGGTGCTTCAGTAGGCGTAGTGTTAATGATACACTATGTAATTGTACCTAACGGACTTTAAGACTAAGGGCAATGATCGACGCATTGCCTTTTTTCTTGACTTGCCTACAAAAATATGTTATATAATAGCATGATCCAAGATTGGGATACAAAAAAAATAAAGAAAGAAATAGAAAAAATTACAGCAGAAGCAACACAACCACGGACTGATGGATTTGTCACTTGGGGATATAAGCAACAGCTATATGAATTGCTTTGGTTTGTTGAGGACGAATTAGATAAATGTAGTTCTTATACAATGGAAGAAGAGTTTTTAAAAAAACGTGACAAAGAATTAATGCTAAGGGCTTTAGGTAAGAAATGAAAATTAGGTTCTATCAAAAACTAGATAAAGGAAGATGGCTAGGCTTTATGATAGCAATACTAGCCGCTTACATATTATCGGATGCTAATACAGACACTCAAGCAATAGGTTGGGGATTAGCTTGTGTTAGTTGTTCAATGTGGATCTACTTTGCAGTAAAAGACAAAGACATTCCAAGAGCATGTATGGAACTTATGTATATGTTACTTGCTATGAGAGCAGTTTACAATTGGATGGTTGGATGAAAATAGGAATAGCAGGCTACGGTTACGTAGGACAAGCACATGAAATAATGTTAAAGGAATACCATGACATTATTATAAGTGATCCTATTAAAGGCCATTATGGTAATTTAAAATTTGCAGATGCTGTGATCATTTGTGTAAGCACCCCACAAAAAGAAAGGTCAGGACATTGCGATGTAACTAATGTTTGCAACGTTATTGACGAAGCACCGAATGTACCTATACTGATCAAAAGCACTATCTCTCCAGAAGGTTGGAGACTTATTCAAGACACTTGTGAGAATAAAGATATAACTTTTTCTCCGGAGTTCTTACGTGCGGCACATTGGAAAGAAGATGCATTAGGGAAAAAAGATTATTACTTTGGCGGAGCAAGTTGTAATTTTTGGAGTGATATATTTTTAACAGCCCGTGGTGCTATCAATGTGCATGTCGCAAAACCTGAAGAACTTATTTTGACTAAACAGCTAAGAAATAGTTACCTTGCATTAAAAGTAAGTTTCTTTAATCAAGTTTATGATTACTGCAAAGGTGAAGGTATCGACTTTGAAACTGTTCGTAAATTAATTACAACAGATGATCGTATAGGAGAAAGTCATAGTCATGTTACTGATGAACGTGGCTTTGGAGGACACTGTTTACCTAAGGATACTCTTGCAACTGTACGCAGTTCGGTTGTAAGCGCAGATACTAGAATGACTTTACTTGAAGAAGCAATCGCCTATAACAATAAAATTAAGAAGCATTAAACTTCTTTAGATTATCTATATAGCCTGTCATACTGTGATCTGAAAAGTTATCTATTGTTCCTTTTTTAATGCCCATCCACATTCCACGCCATCTATCTTTGAACCTTTGATAACCAGTTGGATTGCGTACTTCACCATAAGCATTCATATAATGTTCTTCACCGTGATGTCTATATCCCATTATCCATAAAGGAACTCTTGTAACAATGTCATTGTTGTTTACCCAACGATGATGCGTAACATTAAGGCTATCACAATAGTTTTTCCAACCAACTCTAGGAGATCCGTATGTGTATAGTTCTACAGGGTCATTTAATTCTATGTCGTGTTTACATCTACTAGCCATAATAGTTGCCATTGCCGCACCTAAACTGTGTCCGCAAAACCAAAGTGTTTTATTTAGATTAACTTTTCTTATTAAATCCTCTTGTATCATTGGCCATAAGTCGTCAACTTCTTTTTTAAATCCTTTGTGTACTCTACCAACAGTTTCTGCCATAATAGGTACTGCACGTAAATCTGCCTTGATATCATTAAACTGATTAGGTTGTGTTCCTCTGCAAGCTATAACAATATCATTTTTGTTCATAAAACGATATGCTTGAGCTCCATCTCTATCATAAAATTCGATAGTTGTAAATTGGTAATTTTTCGCTTGACTTTGCACGTCACGTTTGTTATTATACGCAAGAGATGCAAGTTCAGCAAAGAGTAAGGATTTTTCCTTGAAGTTTAGTTTTGATATAGACATTGTGCCCTCCCTTATATGTTACAAGCATATTTATTCTAACGCTAAATACAATATGGAGTAGTGTCATGAAAAAACGTACAAGAAGCATATTACAAGAATTAAGCAATGTAGGCATTAATAAGGATAAAGACTACCTTATAGAGTCTACAGCAAACAATATTATAGAAAGTTCTATAAATTTGCTTAATCGCATATCAGAATCTTATGATAGTGAAACAGCTAATGAGCTAGAAAGACGTTTTATCAATAGCATTAGAACTGGAGATCCACGCAAATTTAAAAGATGTATGTCAAAAATTATAGAGAACAAGAAAAATGAAAATTAACGAATTACTAACTGAAAAGGACAAAAAGGATAGCTGGTTCAAACGTGCTGATGCATGGATGAAGGATCCTAAAAGATTTGTTAATAGAGCAATCGATACACTACAGACTACAACAGGTAGGCCAGGACCTAATGTAACAAAATTAGATGATCCTAAGGTTAAAAAGACAAAGAAAAAAGTAAAACCACAATCTAGTAAAAAGCCTATCGCAAAGAATGACAAGATTGATATTAAGAAAATACCTTCAGGTGCAACATACACAGATGACAAAGGTGTTGTATATGTTTACAACGATGAAAAAGACATTTGGTTTCCGAATGATGGTGGCATGGGATTGACTGGACGCACAGGGGCTGTAAACTATAACAGAGCACCAAGAGACAAAAGAATGTTTACAGAACAAGTTCTAAAAGAAGGTGGCAACATTTGGCCAGATGAAACTGAAGATTTTGATCAAGCTATTATTCCTGATATGATGAAGCAGGTCAACAGTGTTCTTGCTAAAACAGGAGCAAAAGCATTGCCTATTGGTTCAGGTGCTACACCTACACCAGGCAAGCGCAGTGGTGACTTGGATATGATTATAGACGCAGGCAAACTAGGCGGACACTTCAAAGTAGCAGATGCGAAAGCCGCAAGAGTAGAACTAGAAAAACTGTTTCAGCAAGCAGGCTTTGACACAAAGAAAAGTGGAACAAGCGTACACGTCAAAACTAAAGTAGGTGGTGCGGCACAGCAAGTTGATATTATGGTTGTTGACAATGGTGAAACTGCACAGAAGTTCCATGTACATGATATTCCAAAAGGTTCTCCATACAAAGGTATACACAAGCAAATTATGATTGCAGACCTTGCTAAAGAAAAAGACATGAAGTGGAGCCCTTACAAAGGTTTAGTTAACAGAGAAACAAATGAATTAGTTTCAAACAACATGGATGAGATTGCAAAACAACTGTTAGGTCCAAATGCAACTGCAAAAGATTTAGGATCAGTTGAGTCAATTGTTAAAGCTAATCCAGAAGCACAGGCTATTGTTGACAAATATGAAGGACCAGAAAGTCCTAACCCAGTATGGCAACAAAAGAAAGTACAGCCTAAAGAAAACAATGAGATAGTAAATGCGTTTCGTAGAATTCAAGAAGTATAAAACAGGACCTGCTGGTCAAGCTAAAGGTAAAGACAAAATGCCTAAGGCTAAGTCAGGGCGTAAGGATCATCCTTTGCATGGCAAACTTGTAGGTGAAGGTTTACTTGAAGCAGATGCCAGAATACAACATGCTGAGGACATTGTATTTTGGGAAGGAAGCAAAGGTGCCATGCGTGTTTTAAAATCACTCAGAGACATGGCAGGAGGGGAGCATAAAAATGTCACACTCAAATGGGATGGATCTCCCGCACTCATTTTTGGTCGCGATGAAAATGGAGAGTTTATACTTACAGACAAAACAGGATTTAACGCAAAGACAACAAATGGTCGTGCAAAGAGCCCGGAGGAACTTGAGGCAATCTTACTCAATAGGAGCGGAGGCAAAAACAAGGACGATCCAGGGCGTCAGGCGTTTGCACAAAACATGAAAAGTATTTTTCCTAAGTTTGAAAAAGCATTGGACAAAAACTTTAGAGGTTACTTCAAAGGTGATTTGTTGTATTACACAACTCCGCCAGTTGAAGATGGACACTATACATTCCAACCACAAATTGTAAAATACAATATCGATACAAAGAGCGACTTAGGTAAACGAATTGGACAAAGCGATACTGGCATAGTTATACATAGAGAAGTAGATGCAGAAGGTAACGAAAGTGCATTCCGTAGCATGGATGCATTTAAAGGCACAGAAGTTTTTGTTGTGCCTAGTGTAACAACAGAAAAGCCTGTAGAGGTAGATACTGCTACACTAGACAGAGCTGAATCAATTGTAAAACAAAATGCACAAGGTTTAGATGCAATGTTGGACGAACCAAGTCTAAGAGCAAAACAACTTACAGACCTTCCTAAAATATTTTATGCTTATATAAACAGTAAAGTTGACACAGGATTAGATAATTTAGGCAAGGACTTTAGTACTTGGTTGTCTCAATCTAAACTAAGCGAGCGTAAAAAAGCAAATGTTCTGCAATATATAAAAGAACATATGAATCATTTTAAGTCTATGTGGAATGTAGTAGGTGCAATCCAAATGGCTAAAGACGATATTATTGCAAAGTTTGATTCACAAGGTGGAGATGTCAAACAAAGCATTAATGGTAAACCTGGAGGAGAAGGCTATGTACTAGCTCATCCTAAAGGTGATATTAAACTGGTGCCTCGTGCATCATTCTCCGCCGCAAACAGAGCAGTTCAACGATAGGAGCCAAAGATGAAAATTAATGAACTATTAAAAGAAGGACCAAGTTTTGCTGATCTAGGCCTAAAAGGTTTAGGTAGTGAGCTTGACAAAGACTACGACGATAAAGAAGTTTTTAAACAACCGCAGGTAAGTGTACAATTAAGAAAAATTAGTGACTATCCAAAAGGCGGAGAAGTTAAAACAGATGACGGCAAAGCTATTCCTGTAAGCCAGGATCAAGCAAAAGCTATCTTGCAAAGAGGCTATATAGGTATAGCACCACTACTAGGTATCAAACCTAAATATGCAAGAGATCCAGATGCGGCAGACGAAGTTATGAAACAAATTCAAATGTCAGCAGGTTTAGAAAAGGTAATAGCAGGACTATAAATGATGTTAGAATTTGTTAAAGAAATCCACGAAGCAAGAATGACTAAAGGTGGAGGTAATCTTAATACCCTTACCTATACAGATTGTTGTGAGCGGTTATTTTTAACAGTTTTAATATTAGAAGTAATGCGTAAGTATCCAGGCTTTGCAGGTAATGTCAAAGAGTATGCTAGACGTACAGATGGATATGACACCTATAAAACCTACAGAATACATGGCACTGATTTATATAACCTTGCATATTTTGTTAATGGAGATGATGCTGTTTTAGGTAAATTAAAAGATCCAGGCTCCGCAAAAAGACTTAGAGCTAAAACATCATTTCCGTTAATGCAATTCAACGGTTATATAAAACAACTCAAAATAGGTTCAGCCACAAAGGCAAATGAATTTATTATGAGATTAGAAAGCAGTCTTAACATTACCAACGCTGACTACAAACTATTGCGTAGAAACATTTTACAATATGATAGACTGTCAACAAGAGACAAGCAAAATACTATCACAAGATTATTACTAGCGGCTAGGGCTAAACTTAGAAACAGTGATATCATAGATGACTTTAGTAAACTTACAAGTGTAAATGATCTAGAAACAGCTAGAGTGCAAGATAATGAACCAAAGGTAAGTGTTCCAGATATTAGTCCAACAGCAAGAGATTTAAGTTTGTATAGATATCTAGTTGGTGTAGACAATCTTATGAAAACAAAAAACTTTTTAAACCTTGCTAAAGACGGAAAAAGTGTTCCTGGACAGTTTGTACAAGGTTACTTACCTGCTATAAAAATGCTAGATGATATAGTAAAAGCAGGCCCTGCATACATAAATTTGCTAAGATCACTGCATCAGAGAGCCAAAAAAGCATCTAAATAGCCTATTTTTTCCTAAAAGACTAAATACAATATAAGAACTTCACAGAGTAGTGAAGTGCCACATTAACGAGAAACAAGGAGAAAACAATGGCGGCAGTAACAAGAGTAAACGGTTTGGGTCATGCACATGCAACCCTATATTCAACAGCAAACTTAGGTTTTTACGTAATCGACGCAGGAGCAGACTGCTCAGGTAAAGGCGGAATTGGTTCTACATTAGAAGCAATCGCACAAGCAGTAAATCCAATTGCTTTCAATTCAGAAGGCACAGCGGGTTTGATCAACGTTGTAGTTGATGGTAGCCAGCATGACGCGGCTTCACTAACACGTATCATCCAAGATCTAGGTACAGTTGACTCAGTTGACCTATCAGGTGCAACAGCAACAGCTGGTGGACAGTTTATCGTAAGTGCATAATAACTTACTTTAATAGTTTAGAAAAGCGCCACTTTTATGTGGCGCTTTTTTTATGGCATGTAAATACATGGTCATGAGATTCAAACTTACAACTACAGTTGATATTACAGAAAGCAGAGCTCGCAAAGGTGAAGACGAGGTTGCTTACGGACAACAGCAAAACTATATGAC